GGAGGATTAAGCACATGGGAAACATCGTGAAAACAGCAAAATGCAGATTCTGCGGTCAAATGACGCAGATTGAGGCAGACGAAGAACTGACAGCAGCACAGGCAGAGGAACAGGCAACAATGACATGTAACTGCACAGATGCGGTTGAGTATCAGAAAGAGAAACAGAGAAAAGAAAAGGCGATGCAGAACGTCGCTGTATTGTTCGGAGAGGCAGCAACACCGGACAAAAGATGCGGAGAGGGAATTGTGAAGATTCTCAAGGCAGCAGTTGAGGAAATTTACACCGGAGGACTGGCAAAGGTCACGTTGAACATCCGTGGAGGCGTGAAAGCCTCTATTTCGCAGAACAGCAAGGGCGAAATCAACGTCGAACGTACCGAGACAAAAAAACAGAAACTCACAGAGTAATGACAGGAGGGTGAACAGATGGCAGCAGGATTCAGCGTGAAAGACGCACTCAACAAGAACAGCAAAGCAGGGATTGACGAATCTCCGAGAGCAAGATTCCGCACAAAGGACATTTCAATTTTCAAGATGTACCGCAACGACATGAATTTTTATAGTGTTGCAGACATCGAAGAACTGGCAGGAGACATCCTCCTGTCCGGTTTGAAACAGAACCTCGAACTTGTATATGCACCGTGCGAAAAAGGCGAATACAGAATCGTCGCAGGTGAAAGACGGTGGGAGGCTCTCAAATACCTCGTATCAAAGGGGTATAAAGATTTTGAACTTGCAACCAGTAAATTGACCACACCACAGGACGATGACGAGGAACAGGTTGAAATTATCATCGCCAACTCATACCGTTCAAAGACCATTTCCGACATGATTGAGGAGGAAACACGCCTCAAGGCATCTCTTGAGCGTATGAAAGCAGCAGGAAAGAAAATCAAGGGATATGACCTGCAATCCGGACGATTGAGGGATGTGATTTCCTCAATGCTGCATGTGAGCAAAACAAAGATTGCACAGATTGAGGCAATCAATAACAATCTGATTCCGGAATGGAAAGAGGAACTCAAGAAAGAACGCCTCACATTCTCCGCAGCTTATGAATTGAGCGGAATGACGGAGGATGAACAGCGTGAGACACTGGGGAAATTTTCAGAGACCGGAGAACTGACACACAAAGAAGTGAAAGACATGAAAGAGGCGAAAGCAGCAGGGCAGCAGGTGTCAGAATCCGACACGGAAGAAAACGGCATGAATCCTCCGGAGGCAAGAGCGGGCGACGATTATGAGACACCTCATCCGGAGGGAATCACATCTCTCTGTTATTCCTGCACCGAATATGAGACTTGCAATGTTAAGACCGGAACATGTACCTCATGCGACCAGTACAAGAACCGTGCAGAGGCATACAAGACCGACGAACAGAGGTATTCAGAGGAACAGGATGCAATCGACCGTGAGACAAAGAAAAAACTCCGTGAGATGGAACAGGAGGAGAAGATGCAGAAACTCCCATCAACAGCACCGGAGGAAATAAAGACAATCAGAGTGTCACAGGACAAATTCGAGGAATACACGGGAGAATATAGGAAACCGTACATGATAACAAAAGACGACGGATTCAAGGTCGGAAATGTCGTCAAATTAGTAGTATTTGTAGCAGGTAAAGCAACCGGAGAGACGGCAGACATGAGAATCACCTGCAAAGACGATGACATCACATGCAGCGGACTGTCAGACGGTTGGTGCGTTATCGGTTTAGGCGTGGCACAGAGGAGACAGAATGAGTTATAAACAGAGACACCCGTATTTGATGCAGCTTGCATATATCATCAAATACAGTTTGAAGAATTGGAGGAAAAGACATGAATAACATCAAAAGAGGCGAAATGTTCTATATCAGCAGAGGGGGGGTGTCGTATAGCGGGAGCGAACAGCACTCCGACCGTCCGGCGGTCGTTGTAAGCAATGACAAGAACAATGAGAACAGCAATGTCGTTGAGGTTGTATATATGACCACGCAGCCGAAAACAGACCTCCCGACACATGTAACAGTGAGGTCAACAGGCAGACCAAGCACCGTTTTATGTGAGCAGGTCTATTCGGTATCAACAGAACGCATCGGAACGTATATCGGGGAGTGTTCAGACAAAGAGATGGAGAACATCGACATCGCTCTCATGATTTCCTTGCAGCTTGACGGCAACATGAAAACCTCGAAGAAATACAATGAGACAATCAAAGAGCAACAGGAGGAAATTGACCACCTCAAAACAGAAATCGAGGAAATGGAAAAAGACTGCAAAGAACTGATTGAACAGGTCAACCAGTATGCAGCAGCCAACACAGAGAAAAATGAGAAAATCGCAAAAATGGCATCATCAGAGGAGACAATCAGATTGCAGACAGAAAGAGACACATACAAGACCATGTATGAACAGTTACTCAACAGATTAGTGAATGGAGGAGCAGCATGAACAAAAGCACATTAAAGGCAGAATTTATCAATGCGAAAATCAAGGATGCAAAATACATCGGAGTGAGTATCAAGACGGAGGGCAGCAGTCAGCCGGAAATCATCATCAATCCGAGAGAGAATTTCGATGCGAAATTTGATTATTACATGGAGGCATACGATGACGATTTGATTCTGAATGCAGCAAAGGGCAAAAAGGACATCCGCATCGTGGCAGCAGGACACGGAAACCGATTCGAGGACATTGAAAACCAGTTAATCGGGGAAAAGGGCAAAGGTTGGAGAGAATTGATTGCAGGAGCGATTGACAACGCCTATGACCGTTTGGTTGCAAGCACACCTCCACAGACGGAGGAGGAAAAGACCCATTGCGAAATGATAAAAGAGGCAGTCAAGGGAATGTTTATCAATGAG